CAGGGTTATGAGACCGCAGAACGTGCGCAGTCGGACGAGAACATCTCCCGCCGCAAGCGTCGATCCCGCAACTCCCTCCGCATCGACGCCAACATCGCTGGCGATAACGGTGCCGGTGGCAACGGTCTGAACATCCCCCGGTAAGGAGTACCTCTGATGATGCAATCAGCAGGTGCCCGTTACCGACAGCTTGAGGGGAAGCGCGACCCCTTTCTCCGTCGTGCGCGTGACTGTGCCGCGCTCACCATTCCTTCCCTGATGCCCCCGGACTCCCACACTGGTGAGTCCAAGCTGCCCACTCCGTTCCAAGGACTGGGTGCCCGGGGCGTCAACAACCTGTCCTCGAAGCTCCTGCTGGCTCTCCTTCCGCCCAACAGTCCCTTCTTCCGTCTGACCATCGATGACTACTCGCTGGAGCAGATGACCCAACAAGAGGGGATGCGGGCTGAAGTGGAGGAAGCCCTCGGGAAGATCGAGAGGGCAACCATGTCCGAGGTCGAAACCTCTGCCGTCCGTGTGACCGCAGCCGAGACGATCAAGCAACTGGTGGTCTCCGGTAACGCTCTCCTGTTCCTGCCCTACTCGGGTGGGGCGAAGATGTTCCGGCTGGACCGCTACGTGGTCTCCCGTGATCCGATGGGCAACGTCATCGAGATCATCGTCAAGGAAAGCGTCAGCCCCCTGATGCTCCCCGAGGAGATCCGTGCGGAGATCTCCCAAGGCACCCTGAACCCTGACAAGACTGTCGACCTCTTCACCCGCGTTGTCCGCAACGAGAAGGGATGGGATGTCTATCAGGAGGTCAAGGACATCGTGGTGCCGGGAACCCAAGGCACATACCCGGCGGACAAGTCTCCGTGGATCCCGCTGCGATTCACCAAGATCGACGGCGAGGACTACGGGCGAAGCTACGTCGAGGAATACTACGGTGACCTCCGGTCGCTGGAGTCCCTGACCCAAGCAATCGTTGAAGGCTCCGCAGCCGCAGCCAAGGTGCTGTTCCTCGTGAACCCGAACGGTGTCACGCAGCAGCGCACCCTGACCGAATCCCCGAACGGTGCTGTCCGTTCCGGTGATGCCAACGATGTCTCGGTCCTTCAGGTCGAGAAGTTCGCTGACTTCCGTGTTGCCTTCGAGACCATCGAGTCGATCTCGTCCCGTCTCTCCTACGCCTTCCTGCTGAACTCTGCAGTGCAGCGTGGGGGTGAGCGCGTGACCGCCGAGGAGATTCGCTACATGGCGAACGAACTCGAAGATGCGCTCGGTGGCGTCTATTCGATCCTGAGCGTCGAGTTCCAGCTTCCTCTGGTGAAAGCCTTGATGCACCGGCTGGAGAAGCAGCGGCGTATCCCGTCCCTACCGAAGGGTGTGGTGCGTCCCGCGATCACCACCGGTATCGATGCGCTCGGTCGCGGCCATGACCTGAACCGTCTCGACCTGTTCCTGCAGGGTGTCATCAGCACCTTCGGTCCCGAGGTTCTCGGCCAGTACATCCACATCGGGGACTACCTGAAGCGTCGAGGTACGGCTCTCGGTATCGACATGAAGGGTCTTGTCAAGTCTGACGAAGAGATCGCTCAAGAGCAGGAAGCTCAACAGGGCGAGATGATGAATCAGGCAATGCTCGGCACCGGTATGGACATGGCAACCGAGTACGTCAAAGGAGCAATGAAGCAGTGACGGAAGAAGTCAAGCAGGCCCGTAAGGGTCGCCCGAAGAAGGTGGAAGGTGCGGACAACCCCGCGCCTGTCCAAGAGCAAACCCAAGAGGTGACCACCGAAGTCACCGAAGAGATCGTTGAAGGCGGCGCACGCAAGGTGAAGCTGTCCAACGGTTTCGTCATCACGTACAACTGAGTGAGGTAACCAATGGTCGATGTCGTTCAACCGCAAGTCGCAGCCTCGGGTGCTGCCCCGGAGGGCCACAACGAGGCGATGCTCGCCAAGGTAGGTGAGGTCGAGAAGTATCTGCAGGAACAGCAGCAGGCTCAGGAGCAGCAGGAGAAGCCGAAGCTGGCCGGTAAGTTCGAGTCCCCGGAGGATCTCGAGAAGGCTTACCTCGAACTGCAGAAGAAGCTCGGTGGTCAGGAGAAGCCCGCCCAGAAGGCGAACGCTTCCGAAGAGATGACCGAGGAGAAGGCCGACGAACTCATCACCGCTGCCGGTCTGGACCTTGACGAGTTCTCGGACTACTTCGCTGAGAACGGCGAACTGTCCGATGACCATTACGAGGCTCTGGAGAAGGCTCTGGAGAAGGCCGGTATCCCCCGCGAGTACGTCGACAACTACATCGATGGTGTTCGTGCTGCTGCTGAACAGCACCGCGACAACATCATGGAGAAGGTCGGCGGTCAGGAGACCTTCCAAGCGATGTCCCAGTGGGCGGTCGCCAACCTCTCCCGCGCTGAACTCGCTGCCTACAACAAGGCAGTCGAGAGCGGTGACATGACCGTGGTCGAGAACGCTGTCCTCGGTCTGGCCTATCGCTACCAGCAGGGAGTCGGGCGTGATCCGAAGCTGGTCGGTGGTGCCAACGCCGTGGGTTCTGGCTTCCAGTCGGTGGCTCAACTGGTCGAGGCGATGAAGGATCCGCGCTACGAGAAGGATCCGGCCTATCGTCGTGAGATCGAGCAGCGTCTGGCTCGCTCGAACATCATGTGAGGTAGTCCATGAACCCGCTGATCGTTGGCGAGGTTATGGACGTGGGGAAACGCCTGATCGACCGGTGGTTCCCCGACCCCGAGAAGAAAGCTGCGGCAGAGCGTGACCTCCTGCAGATGCAACTGAGCGGCGAACTGAAGGCAACTGAGGTTCGTCTCTCGGCCATCATCGAGGAGGCCCGTAGCGCCGATCCGTGGACTTCTCGGGCGCGTCCCTCGTTCCTCTACGTGTTCTACACGGTCATCTTCAGTCTGACCGTTCTGGCCCCGACCCTCGGGGTCTTCTTCCCCGCCCAGATGGAGACCTTCTTCTCGAATGTCGGGAAGGGTTTCGCCGCGATTCCTGAGGAATTGTGGTGGACCTTCACTGCTGGCTATCTCGGCTACGCAGGTTTCCGCACTCATGAGAAGACCAAGGGCGCAGCGAAGTAAGAAAAGGTTGGTAAGAACCAACCCTCAACACATATTGAAGGAGATGTATGTCAAGCATACCTGCAGCAATCCGCTCGCCCTATAAAAGGTTTGCGGACGATCTGAATGTCACCTCTGTCCAGCGGAAGTTTCGAGACAGCTTTCCGGGCACTTCCCTTGACTCAGATAAATGGGTCTCTGGGGTAGGTTCTGGCGGCTCCATTACTCTCAGTGGTGGTGTCCTAACCCTTGGATCGGGGGTTCAGGCTTCAAGCGAAACCTTCATACTTTCAAGGGAAGTCTTTTCGATCCCTTTCCGACTTTCTATCGGACTTACTCTAAGCCAGCGCATCGCAAACCAAGAGTTCTACGTTGAGCTGGTTTCTGTGGATGAAACTACCGGTGAGGTGGATGGCAAACACTCAGCCGCACTGTTGTTCGACGGTACCTCCGTGACCCTAGGCAAGTACAGCGTACAAAACTCAGGGTTGACTCCGTTGGTGAGTGCCACATCTACCCTACCGACCACCGCATCGGGTGGTCTTTATGAGATTGAGCCTTTTGCTGACGAGTGCTGGTTCCACGGTGGAACTCTGGACGCTACTTCAGGGAGGGCATACAGCTACCGACGTCACCAGCAGATTCCTGATCCCAACGCGCTGTACAAAATCAGACTTCGCTGGAAGAACGGAGCGATAGCACCGGCAAGTAATACCAATGCGGCTATCCAATTCGTCGCTGTGCAGGACTATGCCGAGTTGACGGCGGAAATCACAGCAGGGCGTGGTCAGTCCGCGGCGGGACAGGGGATTGCTACAACGGTTGTTGGTACTGTAGCGATAAGCGGTGGTGTGTCTATCAACCCGAGTACGTCTACCTCTGGTGGTGCTTACTCTTCGCTTTCTAAGCTGATCTCTACGGCCTCGACGAATGCCGCCGCAGTGAAAACCTCCGCCGCCAACGTTGGTATGTTGTGCGCCTTCAATAGCAGCGCATCGCTACGCTACCTGAAGGTTTACAACACAAAGCAGCGGCACCTACGGTTGGAACGGACACCCCTGTAATGGTTATTCCGCTGAAGTCTGGAGAACTCACTGTTGTACCGGTACCGTCTGCAGGGCTTCGCCTCACCACAGGGTTCGCTCTGGCAATCACTGGAGGTCAAGCTGATAACGACACAACCGCTATTGCAGCGGGCGATGTCGTTGTTAGTTGGGGGTTCGTCTAATGCTGTATTCCTTCAAAGCTGACTGCTCCAAACGATGGGTACCACTCAAAGAAGCCGTGGCTGATTCTGCAGGAGAACTTGTCACCACTCTTATTACAGAGGAAGACACATACGTTGATCTGGTGTTCCCTCTGTACGGTGCCGTGGTTGGTATCCCTACCGCAGAAGTGGAGCCTGCCGAGTAATTCCCACACAGTTATGGAGGATGAATTCCTCCGTCTCTCCTGTGGTTGTCTCCTCTTGAACCCCTCAAGCCTCTCCGGGTACGTGCCTCATGGCTTCACCGGACGCTCAAACCGAGGGGTCTTTTTCCTTGACGCCATACGAAGCGTGGGGCGTCTGCAAGTACCACGCTTTCCTTCTGAATTCTCTGAAGGAGGTGATCCCGTATCTCCGGTCGTGCCCGGTCAAGCACGTCTAGTGTGACCTCACGTCGTGATGACAGTTGGGTCATGCGCCCTCTATCGGGGGTTAGCTCAGGTGGTAGAGCGGTGGGCTGAACACCCATGCGTCCTTGGTTCGAGTCCAAGACCCCCAACCACTACCTCATTGAATCGATTGAGTTTTCGACCGCACTGGCAGCAAAGCCGGTGGTTGCAACCAACGTTCTTCACCACACAACCTTAGCCCCTGCGGGGACACCTTTGTGTGACGTGCGTGGATGACGGATGGAAGCGAATAACTCCATTCAATCATTCATGAGGTTTCTCAATGTCCAACGCGACTGTCTCGCGCATCGGCCAGATCAATGGTGCTGGCGATGTGGATGCGCTGTTTCTGAAGGTCTTCTCGGGTGAGGTTCTGACCAGCTTCGAGAAGACGAACGTGATGATGGACAAGCATCAGGTCCGCACCATCACGAGCGGTAAGTCGGCTTAACATGAACTGGGTCGACTCTAAACACCCCGTAAATTCGGTGGAACCCCACGCGGGCAATACCGAGCCAAGTCTTCGCAGTACGCGAGAAGGTGTAGAGACTAGACACGGGGGACTCACAAAAGTCTGCTCATGCTGTAACACAGCAAAGCCTCTGACGGAGTTCTACAAGAAGGACGCTTCTGGGCGTCTGGACGCCAAGTGCAAATCTTGCCGGATCATCAAAGACCGGGAGAAGCGTCTTGGTGTTTCCGAAGAAGAATACCGTCGGATGTACCATAAGCAGGGTGGTCGTTGTGGCATCTGCCGTTCCCGTTTGTACTCGAAGAGATACAAGCGGTTCGCGGTGGATCATTGCCATACTTCAGGTAAAGTCAGAGGTCTCCTCTGCACCAACTGCAACACCGCAATTGGTCTCCTGAAAGACGACCCGGTGGCGATTCAACGCGCTGCCGAATGGGTTAAGGTATAGTCCGATCCCCCGAGCAATTGGGGTAAATGGGGAAGCAGTTCCCTGTCATGGGCCGTGGCTCGGCTTACTACCACACTCCGGGTAACTTCATCCCGGGTGGTCAAATCAAGCACGCAGAGCGTGTGATCACCATCGATGATCTGCTGATCGCCCCGGCGTTCATCTCCAACATCGATGAAGCGAAGACGCACTACGACGTTCGTTCGGTCTACTCGAAGGAACTCGGTGCGAAGCTCGGCAACACGATGGACCGTCACGTTCTGCAGACCGCTGTTCAGGCTGCTCGTGCGACCAAGACCATCGACGCCGCCGACCAGTACGGTGGTACCCGTATCGACATCGGCGTGGCCGCGAACGCTGACAACGGCGACACGCTGGCTGAAGCCATGTTCACCGCTGCCAAGGTTCTGGACGAGAAGGATGTCCCGGCTGACAGCCGCTTCATGTTCGTGCGTCCGTCCCAGTTCTATGCGCTGGCTCGCTCGACCAAGGTTCTGAACCGCGACTGGGGTGGCGAGGGTTCCTACGCTGCCGGTAACGTGATCCGCGTGGCTGGCATCACCATCGTCAAGACCAACAACCTGCCGGGTTCGGTGGTCGCCAACGGCTCGCTCGAAGCGGGCACTGGCAACAAGTACGCTGGTGACTACAGCAAGACCGTGGGTCTGGTGATGCACCCGTCGGCCATCGGCACCGTGAAGCTGATGGACCTGTCGATGGAAGGCGAATACCAGATCAACCGTCAAGGCTACCTGATGGTCGCCAAGTACGCGGTTGGTCACGGTGTCCTCAGGCCCGAGGCTGCAGTGGAACTCCACACGGCCTGATAGCAGTTCTCTCCTGAAGGGGGTCACGAGGTTAATCCTCGTGGCTCCCTTTTTTTTCTTTTTTCGAGGTTTCAATGCTCACGCCCACTACCGAACTGGATGCCATCAACACGATGTTGTCCGTCATTGGTGAAGCACCCGTGAACACGGTGGAGGACAACGGGATTGTCGATGCGGTACTCGCGTTGCAAATCCTCCGTTCGACCTCTCGTGAGGTGCAGGCCCGTGGCTGGCATTTCAACACCGAGAAGAACTATCCGCTCACCCCTGATACGGATGGTTTCCTCGTCCTACCTAACACTGTCCTCCGCGCTGATACCGTCGATTCGTCCTCGGACATTGACGTGGTTGTACGAGGTAACCGTCTCTACAACCGAAGGGATCACACCTTCCAGTTCGAGAAGGAAGTGTATGTCGACATGGTGATCCTCCTTGAGTTTGACGAGTTGCCTGAACCGGCCCGTCACTTCATCACCATCCGGTCGGCGCGAATCTTCCAAGAACGGGTGGTCGGTTCCGAATCCCTCTCGGCCTTCACGAAGCAGGACGAAGCACGTGCTTTCGTGATCCTGAACGAGATGGAAGCGGACACGGCTGACTACAACATCCTGACCGACAACTACTCGGTCGCTCGCGTACTCAACAGGTAACCATGTCCATCATCTCAACGACGATCCCGAACATGGTCAACGGGATCAGCCAGCAGCCTTTCGTGCTGCGTCTGGCCTCTCAGGCTGAAGAACAGGTGAACGGGTACTCGTCCGTTGTGGATGGTCTGAGGAAGCGCCCCGGCACCAAGCACATCAAGCGACTCCCGAGTACCGTCTCCTCGAACACCTACCTCCACACGATCAACCGCGATGCTGTCGAGCAGTACCTCGTGGTGATCAGCAACGGAGACCTCCGGGTGTTCGATCTGGCAGGGAACGAGAAGACCGTGAACTTCCCCAACGGGAAGACCTACCTGTCCTCCAGTTCCCCACGAGACACCTTCCGGTGTGTCACGGTGGCTGACTACACGTTCGTCCTCAACACGAACACGACTGTTCAGCAGGACACCACGCTGTCCCCCAACACCCGACCCAACGAGGCTCTGGTGTGGATCAAGCAGGGTGCCTACGGTGCAACCTACAAGATCACTGTCAACAGCAGTACGGCTTCCTACACGGTGCCTGATGGGTCTCAAGCATCCCACGTCACCAACGTCACGACCGACTACATCGCGGGACAGCTTCGTTCGCAGCTTGCGACCGCGCTCGGGGCTGACTTCGTGGTGAGCCAGTACAACTCGCTGATCTACGTGCGTCGGGCCGACCACGGATCCTTCACGGTCAAGTCTCAAGACTCCATTGGCGAGACCGGCATCGAGGTCTTCTTCAAGACCGTCCAGCGGTTCTCCTCCCTTCCGGCACGTGCTGTGAATGGTTTCAAGGTGGAGGTGTCGGGCGACCAGAGTTCCTCCTTCGATAACTACTACGTCGAATACAAGTCGAACGACGGTTCATTCGATGGTCCGGGTGTGTGGAAGGAGTCGCTGAAGGGCGGCGAGGAAATCAGGATCAAGTCCTCGACAATGCCCCATGCGCTGATCCGTCAGTCCGACGGTACGTTCACCTTCCAGACAGTCGCTTGGACCGACCGGAAGATCGGCAGTCTGGACATCGACCCGATGCCCTCGTTCGTGGGGCGGAAGATCACTGACATCTTCTTCCACCGGAATCGTCTCGGGTTCATCTCGGACGAGAACGTGGTGATGTCCCGCACGGGAGACTACTTCAACTTCTTCCGTGGTACGGCCACTGCCGTGTTGGACGATGACCCCATCGACATCGGCGTGTCCCACGTGAAGGTGTCCCTGCTGCGACATGCGGTTCCCTTCTCGGAGACCCTGTTGCTGTTCTCGGACCAGACCCAGTTCCAGCTTGCGAAGACGGACCTCCTGACTCCCGAGACGGTCTCCATCGACCAGACCACGGAGTACGAATGCTCCCTGAAGGCGAAGCCTGTGGGTGTGGGTCGGCACGTCTATTTCACGGTGAACCGAGGTCGGTACAGCGGGGTGAAGGAATACTACCTCGACGCCACCACGGAGGTGCTGGACGCCGATGACGTGACTGGACACGTTCCCCGCTTCTTGCCGGGAGATGTCTTCAAGATCGCCTCAAGTGGGACCGAAGACTGCCTCTGCTTCCTCACCGATCAGGCGAAGAACAAGGTGTTCGTCTACAAGTTCTACTGGGCCGAGAACGAGAAGATGCAGGCGTCGTGGTCCCACTGGGAGTTCCCGTCCGATGTTGAGGTGCTGAACGCGGACTTCATCGAGTCCAAACTCTACCTCGTGATGAAACGTCACGACGGTATCCACATCGAAAGCGTGGACCTTGAGCCGGGGCGTACCGAGACCGACTGGGACATCGCCGTCCATCTGGACCAGAAGCTGGATCAGTCCAAGGTCGTGTCGATCACCTTCAACCAAGGCGACCCGGCAATCGAGGCCGACGATACAACCTCAGTGGTGTTGCCCTACAAGCTCGCCATGACTGACCCGGCGCAGATCATGGTGGTCACCGCTCCGGGAGGCTCCCGTTCCCCGGGCGTGATCTTCTCCGACTTCACCCTCACGAACTCTTCGACCAACACCACGGTGGTCCTGAAGGGTAACTGGACAGGTCAGCCGTTCTACATCGGGACTCCCTACACGTTCCGGTACAAGTTCTCCACGCTGGCTGTCCGCGAGGAAGCCTCTGGTGGGGGCCAGAACGTGATCGGGGAAGGTCGGCTGCAGCTTCGCCGCATGTCGCTCCTGTACGACAAGACGGGCTACTTCCGTGTGGAGGTGACCCCCTACAACCGGGACACGTACAGCTACGTGTTCTCGGGGCGTGTGGTGGGTTCAGGCCAGAACATCATCGGCAGGGTGCCGGTCGAGCGTGGGAAGTTCCGCTTCCCCCTCATGTCGAAGAATGACCAGATCGAGATCGAGATCGTCAACGACTCCTTCTTGCCCTGCCACTTCCTCAGTGCCGAGTGGGAAGGGTTCTTCATCTTGCGCTCGAAGAGGTTGTGATGCTGACCGTCAGACCCGCAACGGAGTCTGATGTCCTCTCACTGGCCCCCCGTCTGAGGGAGGCAGACCTTCGGGAGATTTCCGCAGTGGGGCGCGAGTCCCCAGAGGCATCCCTCCTGTTGGGTCTGCACTCCCCGGATGGGTGCTACGTGGCGGTGACAGAAGACGACGTGCCACAGGTGATCTTCGGCACACACCCCTCCACTGAACCCTACCTCGGATACGTCTGGATGATGGCAAGCGATTCCATCAAGGACAACTGGGTGCAGGTTCTGAGGGAGACACAGCCGTGGATCCAAAAGATCAGAGGGAACTACCGAGTCCTCTCCAACGCAGTCCATGCCAAGAACACCTTGCACATCAAGTGGTTGCGTTGGGCTGGCTTCACCTTTCTGCGGAAAGTCGAGGTCAGGGGCGAGGAGTTCTACGAGTTCGCAAAGCTATTCCCGATGGAGGGTTAAACGATGTGCGATCCCATGAGCATCGCCATCGCTTCGTTCGCCTTGGCAGGTACGCAGACTGTCGCTCAGTACCAACAGGCGCGAGGTGATGCGAAGGTGCAGACCGCGCTCCACAACATGAACCAACGCCAAGCACTGAAGGACATGCAGCAGCAGATGGCTGACCTTGGTGCGCGACAACTTCAAGAACAACAAGCCGCTGCGGAAGACACGTTCGACCGTAGACGACAGGCTTTGATCGAGGCTTCCAGTGCCGCTGCCCGTATTGGGGAGTCAGGTGCTTCCGGGATGACCATGAGCGCCCTCATGCAGTCGGTCTACGGACAGGCTGGCAGGGACATTACCCGGATGAACACCAACCGCGAATGGAGCCTCCAGCAGATCGAACGTGAGAAGCAAGGCGTGCGTTCTCAGGCAATCAGCCGAATGAACAGCACCACACCCGGAACCAAACCTTCCGCCTTGGCTGCGGCCCTGAAGATCGGAAGTGCTGGTCTGGATTCCTACAGCTACTACAAGGCCAACAAGTAACACCTGAGGGATTGCTATGGCAAATGTCAATGGGTTGCGACCCGTCCAATCGAACCGTCCTATCCCCAAGTACGACCGGGGAACTCGCTCGCTTCTCGGTGGGCAGGGACAATCTCAGTCTCCATCTCTTCGTCCTGCTGCCTCCCCGGTCAGCACCTACTCGGCTCCTCCTGTCCCGTCCCAAGACCAACGTCTGTCCCAACTGGCGGACGCTCTGGCTGAACTGAACCCGTCC